GCTCCAGCGGCCTTACCGGGCTGGCTTTTGCTCAGATCGTTGATGTTGTCATTGCAGCTGTAAAGGAAGAAATAAACCCAACCGTGTAAGATAAGCAGTATGCATTCATTTACAGGAGTAGCAAGGATTAAGGTGTCTGAAGAAGTCAGGCAAGGCGCTAAGGGTCAGCTACGTATTGCTCAGTTTATCTTTGACGATAAAACGAATGATACGTGGTTGCCTCTTAAGGCATATAACCGGACTATTGATGACATAAATGAGGGTGAAACATATCTTGTGAATTTCTACATCAAAAGCCGCGAATACAATGGGAAATATTATTCCGATATTGTAATATATTCTGTTGTTAATGTAGGAAAGCAAGCTCAGCAGGGGGCTGTTATCGAACATGGCGAACCTGTTGAGACTGTTAACCCAGTTATTGATGATACTATGTATTCATCATCACCGAAGCAAACTGTGTATCCAGAAGCCTCTGTCTATGCTACAGGGATGCCACAGGATGATTTACCATTCTAAAAACAAAAGTTATGTCATCATGGATTAAAAAAGGTATGCTTGTCGTATCAATGACTAACTTAGAGTTGCCAATGGTTGTTGGTGATTTTGTGTATAAGACTGGTAATGCCATCAATGAGAATGATGAAATCTACAAGAAGAAGATGCTCATTGGTGTTCGTTGTTATTATAGTGGTAGCGATGGTGAAAGGCATTATGAGATCTATCATAGTAAGGAACTTGTTCCGTTTGAGGTAGCCTCAAAAGGGAAAACAGAAGCGTATAGATTCTATTCGCGAGAAGGAAAGTATAAGGATTATTAAAAGCTATAAAATGCACGACCTGGTATACCTGGAAAATGGTAAGATAATTGTTTCTGATTCAGCCATGCAGATACAAGAGTTTATAGACTTCAAGCGTTATGACCGTTCTGAAGGCAAGAATTTCTTTGAAAAAGCCATGGCATATATCTACTTCGTGTATAAAGTCTTTGGGCTAGAGGGGGAGAACGTGAGTTATCTACGCAATCTCCCTCTTGCTCAGAGAAAGATTATAGCGGTGCGCGATCACTGTAAGCCATATACTCTTCATGATATGGAGGAAAACCGTTGGGTAAATGGATGTGTGCAAGCATATATCAATTACTCTTATACGGCTGTTGATAGGCTTCTTGATGCTTATAAGTCAGATGTTGATAAGTATGTACAATATGTGCAGACTATCCCATTGGAGTTAAAAGCCGAAAAAAAAGTGGTGTATAAAGATCCAAATACCAATGAGGATGTTTCTACAACTATAACGGTTAACATTCCAAACATACAAGAGAGGATGAGTGCTCTAAAATCTGCTCAAGAATATAGTAAACTTTTCCTTGAATGGAGTAAACAATCACAAAGAGACCAAAAAATTAAGCGATCACAGGCTCGCCTGTTTGAGGATGAGAAGGTTGTAAAAAACATTAACACTGAGGGATTCCCTATAAGAAATTGATAGTAATGAGAGAGATGCTTAGTGGCGCTATGGCTGGCGCCAATACAATTGTTGATTATGGTTATATGATAACCGTTTCTGCTGTATTTATCATTGTAACCATATACCTATTTATAAGTACAAATAAGCGTTATACTCAGATGTTTAACCAAATTATTGAATCAAACGCACGGAAAAACACAGACATAAGTGACAATCTTTCTACGCTTGTAAAACAAATATCAAAAGTGCTTGAGATTGTACAGGAAAACCAAGATGGCATTAACCAGAAGGCACTACGTTATCAGACGTATACAGGAGCAATGAAGATTATTAAGTCATACCTAAAGAAGTTTCAGCTTGAATTGATTATTGGTGCAAATAAGATTGTAGAGAAAAACAACATTGATGATGTTGAAAACGTCAGGAGGCGTGTAAATACGCTTGTATGTGGTATAAATAAGAAACGTTCAATTGAAATGACAGAGTTTATGTTTGCCGACCAGAAGTTATCTGATGTTGTACACATTGATAATGATGCGTTGTCGATAATTCTAATTCGATATATCACTGACAAGCACAGAACATTTGATAGGCTTATAATTGAGCTTGATCAGTTTTTTTACGACGTATTGAATGTTGTTGATGAACGTTTCGTAAACGAAAATGGAAGATAATAAACTTACATATTTAGGAGACATACAGCAGCTTCATCCAATGTGGCTGCCAGATATGAATAATGATTACCGTACCAATGATTTCATTGATACCAAGCGTTTCTCACCAGTTATCTACGATGCTTCTGAAAAGCAACCGGAGCGTGATAGCCCGGATTATGATCAATGGTGGATAGAACAGTATATACGCTGTATCAAGGGTTATGTAGTACCAAAGGCAACTAGAAGGGGGCATGATGTATGGATACCTGGAAGGATGTATTTTTATCTCAACTTTTGGCCTATCTATGCTAAGTTGGATAATGTTGGTCGTAAGGGTATACGTCCTCCAAAATTCACATCATTGGACTATTTTAAATTTATGTGCTTGGAAGTTATGTTCCATGAGAATAACGATCAAGCATTTGGTAAGGCACGTCAAAAAGGTTTCTCTGAGTTTATTGCATGCAACATAGCATATAACTTCACTTTCATTCCTGGGACTGTAAATGTTATTGTAGCCGGTACATCTGATTACTCTGAACATACTATGGAGAATGTTCTTAGGGGTCTTAACGCCTTATCAGAGACAGAGTTTTATAAACGCAGAAAGCCTGACCGGTCTGACTTTGTAAGAGCCATGTATACAGAAAAGGTGGAGATACTTGACCAAGATGGTATAGGAACCGGTTCGTATGCAACGGTTACAAAAGGATTTGGTTCTGAAATCTATGCATTGACAGCAAAGGATAATCCGCAAGCTGTTTCTCGTCTTTCACCATTCTTCATTGTTTACGAAGAGGTTGGTAAATGGACAAAGGGTCTTCTTATTGAAACCATGAAGTTTGTTAAGCCATCATTGTATGCTGAGAGTTTTAAGACCGGTTATCAAGTTCTTATTGGTACTGGTGGTGATATCGAAGAGTCTGTAGCTGATGTTCAGGATATCATGTATAATCCGGAGAAGTATGGCATGAAGGGATATAAGAACATATTTGAGGATGATACAACTATTACTACTGGAAAGGTTGGATGTTTTATCCCAGGTTATTTATTTGAGATTATAGATGATGATGGTAACAGCTTGATTGATGAATCCAAACAAAGCATTCTTGAAGGCCGTAAGAAGAATCCCGATTGTACACAAAAGCCGTTGTATCTGTCTGAAATGTTCATGATCAATTCAGGCGGTTATTTTGGAAAGGAAATAATAGAACATCTTAATGCACGCAAGCGGATGATTCTTAATCATAAAGAGCTTCAAATAGAGCAACGTGGTTCGCTTGAATGGTTAGATCCTCTTGATTGGGGTAAGGGTGTTGAGTGGAGGCCGGATGAGAATGGTGCATTTATTATTATAGAACATCCGGAAAAAGATGTTGGTGGAAAAGATTATGTCAACCTCTATAATGGTGCTACTGACTCTTATGATAAAGATGAAAGTGAAACATCAGATTCAAAAGGATCTATTACCATATGGAAGAATTTTCTCAATGCAAATCACACGTACAGGTTCTGGGTTGCCAGGCTTACACAACGTCCAACAGAGGATGAGGGTGGATCACCTAAGTTCTACGAGAATACAATCAAGTTACTTATTTACTATGGTTCACCTCAAAACTTGATTGAATACTCAAATGTACTTATCTTTGACTACTATAAACGTTGGGGTTATGAACATTTATTGAAGGAGCGTCCTTCATTAGTCGTATCCCAATACGTCAATGACCCTAAGGCTAATCAACGTTATGGTATAGAGCAATCATTCATACCACATGCGTTGAAGATGTTGAAGGAAGAGCTTCGAGCAGATGACTTCGCACTCATCAATAGGCTCTATGATGTTGAGATGATAGAAAAGTTTGCACAGTTTAGGACAACAGGCAAGTATAACTGTGATATAACTATATCCTGTGCATTGAATATAGCTTCGGCTACTGAAGATAGGGAGGTTGAAGTCTTTTCAGAGACCGAATATGAGGACTCAGACAATGATAATTTCGGAGGTTATGTCATGATAAACAACAACATTATAGCGCGATGATAAATCTATTAAGTGAATTTATACAACCTGAACAGCGTGTAGGCGCATTAAAGAACTATGCATTACAGGTTGTTTCAGAAGCCACAGCATCCTTTACGCAAGATATCCAGGATATGCAAAAGCTTTGGAATGTTTATAATGGTAAGTTTAATGCTGCTCAATACAACTACTTAACCAAGATCGATCCAAAAAGTGATCTTGTTTATCCTGCAAAGGTTCGTGATGTTGGTTCGCAGATAGTGCGTTCAAAAATTAATATCCTAGAGAGTGAACAGGCCCGCAGAAAGCCCCGCTTCAAAGCTGTCGCTTGTGATGAGCGCTCACAGAAGGAAAAGTATGAACGTCGTTTACGTGCTGTCCTGGATGCTATTGATGCATCGGTAAGTGACAAGTATCTTATGCTTGAATCAACTATTCAGCAGGTCAATGAACAGATGCAAGATATTGAAAAACAGTTGCAGGTCGAACCGGAGAATGAAGAGATGGCTGCCCGTCTACAAGAAATGAAAGCAAATATGCCATTAATACGGTTGGAGTATCAGCGTATGTTGCGTGAATTGAAAAGACAGTCAGTAGATATGCAGGAACTCAATTCAAGGGTTGCATCCTTCCGTAACACAACCGAGGTTGATATAGCAGAATCATTGGCCAATGCATTTATAAAATCAATCTTTGTCGATCCGGATAAAAGGGATGATTTCAACATAGCCTTTAGAGAAAAGATTGTTACCGGTTGCCCAACATATTTCGTCAATTATAATAAGAAAACAAAGAAGGTTGATTTCAGGGCTCTGAATGCTATTAGGAGCTTCTATTCGCGCGCAACATCATCCAAATGGTCAAATACATCAGACTGGTGTGCAACGCTTGAATATATGTCTCCTACGCAAATTGCGGCTGAATTTAATTTATCCTCTGTAGAATTGGCACAAGTAAATTCAATGACTTCCGGAACAGGTACTATGCCTATGATGTCTTATCAAGGTAATAGTGCTGTTTTCCTTGAAGGTGCTGGGAGGACGAAGGATGAATCAATGAATGGTGGCATACAGGTGTGGCGTGTCTGGTGGCTTGCACCTCGTGAGTGGTGGTGGGTGAAAAGTCCTAACAAATACCGTGAAGGTGAATACTTCCATCATGCTGTTACGGACAGGAAATCTCTTCGTAAGAGAGATGGTGAGATCACTGAACGTGGCATAATCTATGATCGTTATAGTGCTGTTGTTATTGGTGGTTCTATTGTCAAAGATCTTAGGGTTGACGATGAGGTTTATAGGCCACAAGATAATCCAGCCATACCTATGATGCCTATCGTAAGAAGGGTATTCAATACTGGGCAGCTTGATGCTTTCTCGCTGGTTAAACGTACAGATCAGCTTCGTGAATTGTATGATGTTGTAATGTATGCATTAGAATTAAATATTGTATTATCCGGTGTGCGTGGCCTTGTCATGGATAAGAGTCAAAAGCCTGATAGTATGAGTACTCCTGAATGGCAGTATTTTAGACGTATGGGTACAGCCTGGATAGAAACGATGAAAAAAGGTCGTAAGGTTCCGGCAACATTCAATCAGTTCCAGACTTATGATGATACAATGTCTGATAGCGTAGCTATTGTTTTCGAGATATTGAATGGTATTGAGGGTATGATAGGCAAGATTATTGGCGTAACTGATCCACGCCTTGGTCAAACTGTTGCTAAAGATCCGGTACATAATGTCATGATGTCGCAAGAACAATCCTCATTGATAACTGAGGTTCAATTCTATGATAGTGATACAGTCTATGCACAGGCTCTTAGTCAGTATCTGAATCTTGTTTTCCGTTATGAGATACCAAATGGAAAGGTTATAAACTTTCTTGATGAAAATAAGCAGGAAGTCATGTACCGTATACCGGGTGGTATAATGAATAAGAGTGATTTCACCATTAAGGCTTTTAATAACATCCAAGAGGATCATATGCTTGATATGATACGCTCACAAGCACAAGCCACCGGTATAGGCATTGATGGTATTGCTAGTCTATTTAAGGTTGAAAGCTTATCCGAGATGGAGGCTAGACTTGCTCAGATTATAACCGAGCAACAACAGCGTCAAACCCAATCACAGATGTCTATTGATGACAATAAGGCGCAACGTGAGCAGGAAACATTGCGGTTGAAGTCTGAACTTGAACAATATAATCTTCAATTAAAAGCTCAATTAGAGCAAGCTAAGATTGAATTGGATAAGATACGCCTACAGAGCGAACTTGAATATTCTCAGTGGGAAATGGGCTTCAAAGAAAGAGAACTTGAAGTCAAAGCGAATACTGATATACTCAATATTTCTTCCGAGAATGAGATTGAGGCATCATACCTTAAGGAGACACAGAGAAGTAATATGGTCAAAGAGAGTCTTGAAATGCATCGTCAACGTATAGAAGCATTACTAGGTTCAGCACAACTCAAAGAACAAAGTCGAGAGGCCGATAAAAAGGCTGATGTAGACATTAAGAAAGCAGAGTTAACAGCCGTAAGGCGCAAAAACAATATCAAGGATTAAATTAAACAACTATGTTAAATCGAAGGAATTTCATGATTATGGCGCCAGAGGGTGAGCCTAGTGGTGCTGGTGATGGTGTTGATATGGCTACTCGCCTATCTGCTCCAGAAGGAACGTTTACAGATGATTTTATTGCAACCGATGGTGGTCAAACAAAAGTTAAAGATACTACTGGTGCTGATGCCGGTGATAGCTTTAAGCCATCACCTTACTGGGATATAGTGAAAGACGTGGAAGGCTTCACTATGCCTGAGGTTGTTACTGCTGAGAATGAGATGGAGTTGCTCCGTCCATATGTGGCCAAGAAATTTGGTATTGAAACACAAGTGCAACAGCAGGTGAACTTACATCCTTATGCTGCAAAAGTACAGGAGATCCTAGCAACTAACCCGGATATCGACATCAAGCAGTTGGCCACCGAACTTGTTGGTGATACTATTGATTATGATTCCATGACTGCGGATGAGCTTATCCGTCATGAATTATATCGTAAGTATGGTCGCTACGACGAGCAGACGAATAAGGATGGTCTTACTGAAGATGATATCAATGAAGAGCTATCTAAGATGTCCAAGGTGAATAAGCGTATCTTCGCTGATAACATCAAGGAGAATCTAAAAGCTGAATCTATTAAGAAGCAAGAATCTCTTAAATTGGAGGCAGAAAAAATAAAAGAGCAACAAATTAACGAGTATACCGAGTCTGTGAATAAAACAGCGTCAGAATTACTTGTTAAAATGACAAAAGTTAACGATATTTACGGCATCAAACTTGGTCAATCCGAGTTGCCAGTACTTATTGACGAGTTCAAGAACTTTCTTTCTATACCTAAAGATACCGGAGTGCGTAAGCTTGATGAATGGTTGGCAAACGATGAAAACCTATTTAAGATGTTCGTAGTGATGGTTAAGAGTGGGGAAGACAGTTTCAAAGAACTTATAACAAGAGGCCGTGAACAAGCAAAGAAGGACATCCTCGAAAAGCTGTTCCATTCAAGGACTCTTGAAGGATCTCAAGGAAACAATTTAATAGGTGATGCCGACATTAAAGAACGTCTTTCTAAGCCGGAGGGAACCTATAACTAAATCTGTTAAAATCTACAAGTATGAGAATTCTACCTGGCGCACCCCGTGAGTTCGCCAATGAAACCCCTACCACTGCTCACTTGTCTAATATGCTTGCTAGCGTGCCCGAAATTCTTCCGCACGTATTCACAGCATTTGATGAGCAAGTGACTGCTTTCTCTTCCCTTCTTGCACGCCGTAACATGTACAGTGGCCCGTTGGCTCTCAAGCCTGAGAACGCACGTAATGGCTACCGTATTGTTGGCAACCGTAAGGTGATGTGGCATGTAAAAGGAAACCCTGAACGTAAGGTTCGTTTTGTCAAGGATGCCGTTTGTGTTGAGTCCGATTATCCTGGTCGTTACCAGACGATCATCAGGGCTTACTTGAACAGCAACTGGGTATCCCCTAAGGATGTCCTTGGTCTTGCCGATGACAACCGCACCCTCATCTATGCTGCTTCTGACAAGCTTCCCGAAGAAGTTGAATCCGGTTGCTGGGAATACCTGTTCAAGGTAGTCACCAATGATCCAGCCGCCTATGCATCTGCCTCATTGCTTGCTGCTGGCATGGAGGCTAACATTCTCTACAACCAGTACGAAGAAATGTCTGAGACTGCATACGAAAAGTATACAGCCGATGAAATGGCTTATGCTTACATGACTATTCAACGTCTGAAATGGTCCATGTCCGGTTCTGCAGCTGAGTACAAAGCCAATGCTGTATGGATGCAACACAATGGTGTAAATATGTGGGCTACGAAAGCTCAGATGGATATGCTTAAACGCGCTGCACTGTACCGTGAAAACCAACTTTTGCTTGGTAAAGGAACTGTTATGGCCAACGACAAGGTACTCATGAAGACTCATGAAGGCTTTGAAGTTATGGCTGGTGATGGTATCCTTAATCAAGGCGATGGTGCTTGGAGGATGCCTTACAATGAATTGACCATGAAAGTTCTTGACACTTTGATGATGAACATTGCTACCTATCAGTCCAGCTGGGGTACAGAGGTTGCCGTTATCATGGGTCCGACTCAGTATGGTCGATTCAATAAGCTCATGAAGAGCCAGGCCGGTATTGATCCAAAGGTTGTTGAAGTCACTGGTGCTACTAAAGGTCTGAATATGGACTATGAGTACTACAAGTACAACGGTGTGAAATTTATTCCTACCGTAGTGCCCTGGTTTGATTCTACTGAACGTGCTTCCTTGGTTGGTCCTGATGGTATTCGTACCCAATCGAAACGTATGATATTCACTTCTCTTGGTGATATCCGTGCCAATGAACCAGCTATTGAGCTGTTGGCCCTTGGCAAGCGTAACTGGATTGAGGGTGAAGTACATGGTATCGATAAAGGTGGCGATATGGCCAACTCTGTTGATGGTATGCATCACCATGTTCTTTTTGAAACAGGTGTAGCAGTGAAAGACCGCAACGGTATTGCTGAACTGTACACACCTGTGGTGTAATCATTCATTCAAATAAATAAGGAACTATGAAGGAAACAATCAAGGTCTCCAAAGCTAATCAACGGAAAAATCCTGAGGAGTTTACCACAGAGAGTGTATCCATTGTTGCTATTAGCAAGATGTACAAAGACCGCCCATATTACGCATTGCCTATTTGGAACCAGCGTAAGTCCAAATTTGTGTATGGAGCTATCGAGCTTGAAAACTCTGATATGGTCAATGCTGGATTTGAACTGAAACCGGATTCATCTATCGCTATAAATAATGGTGATGTCTTGAACTTGAAGCTGAATAACAAGGGTGAATACATTATTGATAGGGATTTTATTCTCTATAACTTGTTGCTTGTACAGCCAGAAATAGCATCTTCTAAAGATGATATTAAGCATGGTACAAGTCTCTTTTACATGAACAACATTGATCGTCAAGCAAGGAATAATGCCATCACTAAACGTCTTGTGGCAAAAGCATTTGCTAAGCTTGGTGATTGTACGATGTCTGATTATCATGATTTGCTGTATTTCTTTAATATGAATCCACGGTATTATACGGCTGCTGTTGTTGAATCGAAGTGTTATGACTTTGCTGAGACGCAAGCCGCAAAGGTTGTTGAGTTCTTTGAGAAGAGGCAGATAACTGATCGCATTGTGTTCGTGAAAAAGTGTTTAGCCAACAAATTGTTGACAAAAGACAAGAACGGGTATATCCTCTATGATAACATCGGTATTGGTGCAGGAGAAGAAGCTGCAGCCAATTATCTTTATGATCAAGCTAATGATAGAATCTATACAGCTCTTCGTGGTTCGTTGGATGCTATTGAAGGCTTTAAAAGTGTGTAAGCAATGACGAATATTGATCTATACAAGCAATGTCTAGCATCCGTGCGTAAGCAAGGTGTTGGTACTCTCACTCCGGAAACATTTGTTATCTGGATCAATAGGGCACAAGATATTGTCGTCGGCAATAAGCTTGCTGGTATGGATATCAATGCTCGTCATCGTGATGATCTCAACCCTCTTCTAGAGATTGGTAAGACGGTGGTATTATCGGATAATGTAGGCCCCCTTCCTGCTGATTATAGGCGCATGATGAATGTGGCTGTAACGCTTACAAGTGGTGCTTATGAATATACGAATATCCCCTGTGATTACCTATCTCCTGCCAGGCGATTGAAGGCTACCAGGAGCGCCTATCAAGCCCCATCGACACGTAGGTGCTATTACACTACGTATAGTAATGTTAGTGGGAATGTGATAGCGATAACCGCTCCCGTTGGATTTTCTATAACGTGTAAGATAGATTATTATCGTAATCCGGCAGCTATTGCAGTTGACACGCAATTGACACCTGTGGATTTGAAGTGGGGTAACGATGTACTAAATGAGATCATAAGTCAGTTCACTATGCTGTATCTGGCGCACGTAGGAGATCAAAGGCTGCAGTCGCAGATGGCTGTTAAACAACAAACAAATACAACCAATTAACTATGGGAAATTTGAACAGAAAACCGAATGTGTATCTGTTGAACACCGTTCGAGAGGATGATGTAGCTGCTACTACAGATACCGTTACCGGTCGCAAAGTGTTTATCCACAAGGGCCTTGGTCTCGCTATCGTCGGCAACCTGTCGGGAGAGGCCAACCCTCGTATTCACGTGAATGTCCTTCCGGGTGTCGTTGGCACCAAGAAGGTATCCACCTTGAAGCTTGTGAAAAACTTCAACACCAATATGGTTGCTGAGGATTTCGTTATCACTATTGTCCGTAAGGCTCGTCGTGATGGTTTTACAGACCATATCCACGATATCAAGCATACGTACAACTATGAAAAGAAGTCTTTTGCTTCTACCAGTAATGGTGCTTTTGTCGCTGCTGATGTGGCTGACATCCTATCCAAGCTTGCCGCTCGTATCAACGCTGATGTAGCCCTCGGTGACAACCAGGTATCTACCGGCGCTTGTGTTACCGCTACCTATGTTGCCGCAGTTACAACCCAAGGCTCCGAAGTACCCGCATATATCAAGCTGCAAAGCAAGAATGTGAAGGATATTTTTGAGATTGAAGTAGACTCCGATCAATTCCAGATTGATGACACTACGAATATCGCCGGTGTCACTACTGCCCCCGTTGCACCCTTCGGCTTGTATGAAGATGTGGCACGCATTTTTCATATTCGTGCAGACCAAGCCGGTACTGCTCCTGTTGTTCCTGATCCCGGCATTCTTTATGGCTGTGTAAGGATTAAAGAACGCAGTGAAGGTTACGATAATGTTGTTGCTTCTGGCTTCAACACTCGCGAGCAGTTGACTGAGATCTGGGTTCCAAACAGATATATTGACCATCTTGAAGATCATCTCGTAGCCAAGTTGAAGGAAGCATCCTTGACTATCTACAAGAACAGTGTAGCCTGGGCATAAGCATTACGATGAACTTAATTAGTAGGAGGGTGGTTGGTTTTCGGCCACCCTCTTATTATAAAAAGTAACACTATGGAATATAAGACACTCGCTATGATACGTGATAGTATCATCAACCAGCTTAAGCCACTAGCCAATAGTGATGTAGATATTCAGGAGGAATGGATAGAAGATGTTATTGATGATGCTCGTGGTGCTCTTGTGCGTACATTGTTTAATGCACGTGATGATTTTAGTGGATGGTATCAGACGATTGATCTTGAAGCATCCGATCTTAAGAGTGCAACTATTAATGGATATGAATACTTTTTCCGTAATCCCGTATCGGTTGTTACCCTTCCTGGTCCACTTATGCAGGGGTTAGGCCAGAAGAATATCCTCTATTTTGGTGCTCATGGTGTAGACACGCTTAATATGCAACGTGCCAGTATGCGTGAGTTTCAAGAATATGAATATCATCGTTTCGGTGCTGGGTTGCCATGCTATATGCTTGATGGTGACAAGTTATACATTAGGAATACTGGCCGTAGGCGTTATTTTAAGCTGTCAGCCATCTTCTCAAAGCCTACCTGTGTACCTGGCTATGATATTGATAACAGCGATTATCCATTGCCCATATCCCTTCATAACCGGTTAGAGATAGTAGTGTTCCAGCATCTTGCATCAAAAATGAATCTTCCTGTGGATAAAATTCCTGGTAATCCTGACGAGACTCGTATTGGTGATATGAACCAAGCTATGAGGGCTAGTCAGCAGGAGTCACGAATGACCTAAAATAAGCCACTATGAGCCGCTTTCTTACCATATTGGATACATATACCGATAACAACGGTGTTCTTCGCTACAACAACGTGTCATGGCCTGTCTTTAGGCTTGTGGGTAATACTTACATCATCAAGGATGTTGATGGTACGGAGTTTGAATGTGAGAAGTCTAATGCGTTGGTTACTCCTGTTGCGTCAAAACTCAGTAATCTTTCTGATGCCGAGTATGTCATGGCACGCAGGACAAGACCTATATCAGACTTCAATGCGTTCTATAAGACTCTTGGTGTTGACCAGTCAAAGAATACAAAAGCTATGCATGTTGGTGGTGAGTTAGATCCGGCTAGAAAAATTGAACTTATCAATGAGAGAGATTACGGTCAAAGCGAAAGAGAGTATAACGGCCAAGAAAACCTATTTATATCAGATTAAAGCTTATGAGCATGAGGACATCCTTACAGATGTATTTCCAGGGAATGTAAGGAATAGGACATTCAAGGATATTCTGAGACCAGCCATTGAGCATATGAACACGTCTGTTACTGGCAGGGCAAAGACTAAGGTTGTCAGAGGAATGGTTTATCACATTTACTATTACATGATGAAGGCCATCATAAGACATATCCTTGACGGTGAAGCTGTAGAGATGCTAGGCATAGGTACTATACGTATGGCCACGTACCGATTTAATAATCGTTATCGTGGATATTCAGCTGCTCGTCAATCGCAAAAGGTAAAGAACAGAAATGATATGCCCATCCTTCTTGATAGGGGTGGGCACACTGTCTATTATTATGTGTCGCTTGTTGGGTGGGCTAACAGGCGCTTGAGTGAAAAAATCAAAGCTGGTGTTTATTACCGGCGTAAACCAGACTAACAATGAATAGATCATTCTTTTCAACCAGAGAGATATACGTCCGTTTATCTTCTATTTATAGAGATAAGATGTCAAGCTATGAACCTTATACTATCATGCGTTGGTGTTCAGAGGTTTTAACCGACTTCATCAAGGACCCGTCAGGTACACTTGAAACAACCATTGAGCTTGGTAAGCCTGTCAATAAGTGGTTGGCCTTACCGCCTAATATTTTCGCTGTCAATAGGGTGTATGATAAAACATCGGGAGGTCTTGTAAGCTACTCGCATCAAGGTGACCGGTTGTTATTCGGTGACAACGACCTTAACAGAGAGATAAACATCGATTGTCGCGTACTTGCTATGGATAATGATGGGTTTCCTATGCTTCCTCGTGGATATGAGAAAGCGTGTGAGGCTTATTGTGAGTACAATATGTTCAAGCCGGACTTTATGGAGGGGCGTATCAATGGCCAGCAATGGAGTGAGATTGTACAGACTAAAGACTGGGAGATCGAAGCTGCCGCTCGAGCATGGGATGAGTTGGATGCTAATGAAGTGAAGAAAATTATGGACGCACAAGTTAATATCGGATATAAACTATTGAGGCAATGAATCAAATAATCAATGGGTTTTCCCATGGCATGAAGAGTGGTATTGATGCATCCATATTCCCGGACAATTCATGGCGTATGATGCGTAATGGTCATATCATATCTAAGGATGATCATGGCTTTGTTGTGAGCAATGTAAAGGTTCCAGGAGATGTTTTCCAGCTTCCTGAGGACTATGTACCCATAGGTAGTTGTGAGTTCAATGACGCCCTTTATTTAGTGCTTTATGATGGCACAAACATACAGGTTGGTAGTTACTCCTTATTGGATGATATATGGGCTTATAGGCCATTAGGCAATTTGCTTACTGATACTGGTCTTGGAGCATTTACGATACCGGCAAGTATTGTTGGCTACGATGGCACAAAGTTATTGGATGTGCTTATTCGTGAAGGATATAATGGTGGTGTATCTATTTATATCTGTGATGGTCTTAATGCGAATATCGTCATCAACACAGCTTTACAGTATATCAATACAACCGCATCGCCACTTACACCGTCAGCCCTTCGTATGTTTAATACTATGGACAGTATGCCATCATTCGAAGGAGAGGTGATTAATGGTGGTCAACTTAAGCCTGGTTCTTATTTTGTTTCTGTACGTCTTGTCACAAATGATTATAATAACACAATTTTCTTCGATCAACAAGGTCCATTCGTTATTGCTGGGACTGATTCCGGATATATTGATAAGGATGATATTACTCTTCCACGCTCGATAAAGCTTTCTATCTCAGATGCTGATACTGATTATGATTACGCCGAGATTGCTATCATGCGCTATTTTGGAGAGAATGGAGCTATAAGCAGTACAGTTGATCTTATTGATAGGCGTTATCCTATTAACGGCACTGTTGTGATTACTGGTCGTGAGCCAAAGCGTTCATTATCTATTGAGGAGCTTCTACAAAGCAATATCACTGCGTTATCATGTGTTAGTCATGTGCAACATGATGGTCGCTATTATGGTGGTGGATGGACAATGGACTCAGAGGTCACACCACAACAGTTATCAGAGATAGCTAAGCGTATAATACCTATGTACGTACTTAAAAATGACACTGTTGAGGATGCCCTGGCTGATGCTGATGCACGTGATTACACATTGATGAATAGCTATTCTGAGATGAAGTATAAAGCTGGTGAGGCATATCCATTTGGTGTTTCATTCATCATTGGTGG